ATTAATACAATTGAGTTGCAGATTTCAGACTGGAAAGAATATTTTCCAGGATGCGAATACTTTTTTGAAGTTGTTGAGAATCCATTGAATGGTAAAAAGTCGCCTGTTTTGATTGTTCAAAAGTTAACTGAGTTAAACTAAAAAATATTTTATATAGGTTGCCAATAGTCATAAAATATAGAAAAAAAATGTCAAAGTTCTACTTGCCTAAAATTTCTTTAGAACAAGGAGTAGAACTTGCGTTAAATGGATAACATATATGTTTCAATTGCATCTTATCGTGACCTTGAACTAACTGATACTGTTTATAGTTTATTAAGCAAGGCAAAAGATCCTACCAGAATTTTTGTTTCTGTATTTTCACAAGATGAAACCCATCCAGATTTAGAAAATTTGTTTAATCTATTTAAGGTTGAAGGTTTTGTTTATGATAAAGTTCATTTTTCAGAAGCAAAAGGTGTGGGGTATGCAAGAACAATGACTCATAAAAACTTATCTACAAAATTTAAATATCATTTACAAATAGATAGTCATACTAGATTTATTAAAGATTGGGATAATATTCTAATTGAACAATATAATAATTCCTGCACATTTTGGAATAGTGATATTATTTTTTCATCTTATCCAATACCATACACATATGATGATAATGGAAATGAAAAAATGAATAAACCTATTGGTGCCAATATAGCAAAAATGCAAAATGTCAAAAATAATAATCTTTATACTGTAAACTATGAAGATAGGGTTATTGACGAGTATGGTGAATGGCATGGACATTTTTGTGCTGGATTTGTTTTTGGGTTATCGGAACATTTTCTTAAAGTTCCATATGACCCCTTTTTATATTTTTATGGAGAAGAGCATTTGATGTCAATAAGAATGTTTTGCAATAATATAAAGGTCATAGCCCCACCAAGAACATATGTTTATCATCACTACTATGGCGAAAACACAAGAATTAAACATTGGGAATCACAGTTAAACTGGGGACAGTATCAAGAACTTAGCCTACAGAGAATAAAAATGTTTTTTGATTTCAAAAAGTTAGGTGGTTATGGAATGTTAACTACAGAAAAATATAAAGAGTGGGAAGATAAGTTTATAATAAAAGAAGTGGACCAGTAAAAATAACTGGCCCACCCCTGTTATTATTACTTTGGAAAATCAAGCATTAGATGCTTAGTTCTTGGAGTAATGCCTTTCCAGGCAATCCAATTTTCACCGCCGTTTGACATGTGAAATGCAACTTGAGCATTTAATACTGGGTTAAATAACTCATAGTTTGATGTTAAATTAAACTTATCTCTACGCTCAGGACCAAGGTCGCCAATCATATTTATTTGAAATAAGCCATAAGAACTATCTCCAGTTCTTTTGCTAAGGTTCAATGCCATTGGTCTACCGCCAGATTCTTTCTTAGCAATAGCCCAAGCCTCCCTTAGTTTTTGACCTTCAAAACCTACTAAGTGTAGTAGATTTTTAAGATCTTTGTCAGATAGATTTACAGCGTTTTTGTATTTTTCTAACTGATCTTCTTTAGCCTCAGAAACACTTTTGGCCACTTCCGTGGCCTCAATAGTCTCTTCAAGCACAATAGTTTTACTATCGTCTAATCGGTTTTCAGAAGCATTAGCCACGTTTGACCAAACGGAAAACATAGCCAATATGCTGAGTGTGCCAATGATGTTCTTATTATTATTCATAAAAGTAATCATAGTTTCCTCCTTAGAAACGTAATGACACCTTGTTAAAGGGTGCCATATTACTTCTTAGTATAACACAATTTAGGCACTTTAGTCAAACATGGTATAATTATTTTCTATGGCAGAAGAAACCAGCAAATATAGTCTAAAATATCCTGAATCAACTGATTCTGTTAATGTACACGGAGATATTAAAAAATTAGCAGACACTGTTGATGATGCGCTTGCATCCCTTGATGCCTCAAATGTGCGGGTAAAGGTAATAAATAACTCAGGCTCAACTATAGGTTCAGCAAAACCAGTATATGCTACAGGGCATACTAATAATAAAACAACGATAGCATTATTTACATCATCAATGTCAGACGAAAAGCCATTTTTAGGTTTGACAAAATCATCAATAGCAAATACAGCAAGTGGAGAAGTTGTTGTAGCAGGAGTTTTAACAAATGTTAATACAAGTGGTTTGGGTGATCCAGGATCACTTTTGTATGTAGACCAATACGGTTCTTTAACAAATACCGCAATCGGTGGAGCAATAGGAATTGTTGCTGTTTCCAATCCTACAACTGGAGTAATCGTTATTCAGGCAAAAGGCAATGGTACATGGGGAGCATTGAAGGCTGGATTAGCCTAATATGATATAATCAACACATGGCAACATATCGTGGATCCGCTTCTTCATATGATATAGGTGAAAAACCACCAACAGTTATTTGGACTGTGGTTCGTGGAGATACTTCTGGCTTTAAAGTTTATGTTGTTGATGATGCAGGACAACCTTTAATTATTCCAGATTGGAATATTAATATGAAAATTAAGCGTCCAAACAATACAGCAGATCTTGGAATTATTACAGATGATGCCACGCTAATTATGGATTTATATCCAGCAGCAGATGCAGATGATTTAGTTGGAGAGTTTACTGTTTGGCTAACTTCTTCGGAATCTTTTATTTTACAAACTGGAGACATCTTTGATATTCAGTTATCAGATGCTACAAGAGTCTGGACTGTTTGCCAGGGTAGCATGAAGATTCTTGAAGATGTAACTGATTAATGGCAACAGCAACAATATCAAACCTACAGCATAAAACAAAATATATTAAACCAATTGATTATTCTGTTAAACAAATAAATCTTATTAATCCAACAACAACAATAAAGTATGACTTACCTTTTAGGGTAAGGTTTAAATCTATAAATATTGAAGGATACAGTGCTTCTAATCCCCCACCAATTCCACTACAAGTTATTGGTTTTAGTAACTGGATTCTTTAAAAATACAAAAAAGGAGTTATAATAAGGTCATGGCAAAAATCTCAGTTCCAACACTAAAAACCAAATTTCAAACTGGTGATCGTCCTACACAACAGGACTACGAAGATTTAATTGACTCAACCTCAGCCCGTTCAACAGACCTTGGCTCAGGTGGTAATAACGAAAATACAATTACTGGTATTGAGAATGCCACAGTGATTGATAATTTTGATGCCACTGAGTGGCGTATGGTTAAGTATATTGTTTCTATTGCTAAGACAACAGCAGGAGACAATAAATTCTATGCAACAGAGTTGACCATCTTGGTGGACGGTACAAATGTAAACGTCTCTGAGTATGGCACGATAGACAATGATGGGAATATTGGCACCATTAGCGTCTCTAGGGTAGGAAGCACAGTATCTTTAACTGTTACTCCAGACCCTGCAATTAAGCCAGTCACAGTTCGTTATGCACGAATTGGACTTAAGGCGTAAATAAGGAGATAAAAAATGGCAACAGTAGTAAAAGACTTTAAAGTAAAGAATGGTCTTATTGTTGAAGGCACAACAGGTACCATCGACGGTCAAGATATTCTTACAAAGAAA